CCGTGTCCCCATTCGTCGCTTTGGCCACCCGGGCATAGGAGATACTCATGCACATCTCTCAGACTCACAAAATTGTCCAGCTCTATCAGGGTGCGGCTAACGCCGTGGCCTGTGATGTGGTGTCGCTTAAAAATTTCCACCGCGGCGCTATCGTTGTCACGCACACTGGCAGCGCTGACACTGATCTGGTGCTGACGGTCAAAGAGGCGACGGCGGTAGCCGGCACTGGCAACCAGACCGTAGCCAACAACGTCGACATCTATGCCGATGTGGATGCGGGCACGACCAGCGATGTGTTGGTGCGCCAGACGGCGGCCAAAACCTACACCATCGACACGGGCGTTGCCCCCAATCAGGTCGTCGTGTTCGAGATCGACCCCGATGCGCTCAGCGCTGGGTTCGACTGCGTCTACCTAGATGACAGCGGCGGCAACGCCAGCAACGTCGTCAACATCACGTTCATCGGTATGCCCCGCTACCCTGGGCTCCCGCTGGCCTCTGCAATCACTGACTAGGATCCGTATCCACGTATCCAGCGTGTGTCGACGATTTCGACAAACTTTCTTATATACGCGTATATAAGAAAAGTTTATGAAAATCTTCGACACACCGTGGATACGTGGATACCGAAATCGGCGGAACCACCGCCATAACCGAGGAGGATGGATATGACTGTTGCAAATGTTAAATCGACCTGGACAGGCGGCAATCTGCGCTTTGGCCAAAAACATGCAAATGGCACGGCGAGCGTCCAGTTTGATGGCGTCCCCCTAGCGCTCAGCGGTGACTACTCGCTCACTGGATTCAATGCGCTTTCCAGCCGCTACGAGTTGTCGTGGGCGGCCGGGCGGCGTGGCAAGCCAGGCATCAACGCTGACATCCAAAATGCGTCCGAAGCGACTCGGATGATTGCCGACCCAGACTTCGAGGTGCTCGGCACCAATGGCACCTCTGCGCTCAGCACATACTACGCTGAGGGAGGGCTCACGTTTACGACGGCCGGCGCCGACAATGATCAGATGATTCTGGTCCCGCATCTGGACGCCAACCAGTCAGCCTGGGAGCAGGTCACCTGGGGTACTGACCAGGAGACGATCTGGGAGTGTGCGCTGCGCACCACGGCTACGATTACGTCGATGACCATCTGGGCTGGGCTCAAGTTGACCAACACATCGGTCACGGCCACCGACAATGACCAGGCGTTTTTCCGATACGCTGCGGCGACCAACTCTGGCAAATGGCAGGCAATCCACAGCATCGGCGGCACCGATACGGCTACTGATACCGGCATTGCGGTTGCGGCCAGCACAACGTACCGGCTGCGTGTGGCGATTGATGCGTCGCGCATCGCTCAGTTTTACGTCAACGGAGCGCTTGTCAGCACGTCGACCGCCCTGACCAACGCAACGGACCTCAAGCCTTACATCGGCGTGCAGGCCAACACTGGTGCTGCCCGCTCGATCAATATCATCGGGCAGGCCATCAGCCGCAAGGTGGCGTAACATGGGTATCGCTCTTGTGCGCTTGGCCAGTGGTGCGATCCGTGAAGAGCCCGGCACGTTTGCCACGATTAAAACCGGCGAGCTGGCCGGCTCGGCGACAGCCGTGCAGATGCCAGATGTCACCTGCTATCGGGTCAAATTCAAGGCGCTTTCGGACAATTCCGGAAACGTCTACATTGGTGGCGCTGGAGTGACTGTTGCCAACGGCTCTACCGATACGACCACGGGCTGGGAACTGGATTCCGGGCAGGAAACCGAGTGGCTTCAGGTTGACAACCTCAATGTGTTCTATCGGATCTGCAACAACGCCGGGGATGATTTGGTCTACATGGCGATGATCTAATGGCATATGCAAGCGTGGCTCAACTGCGAGCGTACATGGGCCTGGATGTCAACGACGACGATCCTCTTCTGGAATCGTTGTTGACCCGGGCCCAGTTCGCGATCGACAACCATACACATCGGACGTTCGAGGCTCCGGCTGATACAACCAAGTTGTTTGACGCCGAGCATGACACGTCCGACCACTACATGGTGCTGGACTGGACACCGTACGCTCTGGATCTGTGCCAGATTACGACGGTGATCAATGGAGACGGGACATCCATCTCTGCAAGCTCGTATGTCACCAACCCGCGCAACCAGACACCGTGGTACGGGCTGCGGTTCAAACTTAACAGCGGCTTGTATTGGACGTTCGATCAGGACCCAGAGAACGCCATCAGCATCACGGGCCGGTGGGCGTACAGCGTGACGGCCCCAGCAGACATCGTGCATGCGACAGTTCGCATGGCAACGTACATGTATCGGCAAAAGGACTCCAACACGTTTGACGTTACAGCGATTCCGGGCGCTGGTGTGATCGAGGTACCGCAGGGCATTCCCCGAGATGTCGGCAAAATGCTGGAGCCATATCGGAGGCTGAGATGACAATCTCAACAACGATTGCTCTGGCCCAACAGCGAGCGCTGACCGTGCCCGGTGTTGTGTATGCACCTGCTGGTAGTTATCCACCATCTCTGGACAGTGCATTGCTGCCAGCAGTACTGACATTTCCCGGCCCAGCAGGAGTGCCAACGTATCAGCGTAGCGCTCGGGACTTGTATTCCGTCACCCGCACATACTATGTGACATTTTACGTCAACGCTATCGGACAGGGACATCGCAATAACAAAATCCAAGACGCCATCGTCATGCTCCAGGAGGCTCTCGATGCATTTTTACACAACCGCCATCTCGATCCGGACGTTGTGATTATGGGCGTGACGGACGATACTGGGATCACGTCTGGCAGGGAGACGGCAGGAGCCAACGATCAGTACCTGACGTACAATGGCCAACCATATTTCGGCTTTGTGCTGTCGGTCAATATCGAGGAGGTTAATCTATAATGGCCAAGTACGTCGGCCCCAACTCTGCCGCACTGTCGTGGAATAGCGTTGTGATTGCTCAGGTTCGTGACATCTCTGGGCCGTCGATGGTCGAAGATGCAGTAGACGTGACAACCCGCGAAAACAGCAGACGGGTGTACACCGCCGGCCTGCGGGATGGTGGCGAATTGACGTTTGATGTCATCTACGATTCCGCTTTGCCGACGCACGACACACTACTGAATGCTTTGTTGAATGGGTCTGTAGGGTCGGCAGAACTCCAAACGGTAGATGTCGCCAACCTGTACGATGGGTTCAGGTTTCAAGCAATGGTTTCGGCCATAACGCCGGAAATGCCTCTGGAAGATGCGCTCGGGGCCAGCATCACGTTGAGGACGGTCAGTCAACCAAAACCCATTGTTTATTTGGTTGATCATGTAGGGGATTATTTGGTCGATGAATCCGGCGCATATCTGATTGAATAGAGGGGAAAATGGCAAAGTACACAGCTTATGAATCTGTTTTGCGGGTCAATACGGTTAGCACAACATTCGTCGATGTCGGCCAGGTGCGTGACATCAGTGGTCCGTCCATGACACAAGACGCTGTCGAAGTAACAGCACGTGACACAAATAAGTGGCGTGCGTTTACGCCGGGCCTCCGCGATGGGGGCGAGGTGACGTTCGATCTGATCTACGATCCAAATCTGGCTTCGCACTCAGCGACTAACACAACAACAGGCTTGGTTAGCTTCCTGCTGACCGGGACGGCAAAAACGTTTCGGCTGGTCATGAGCGATTCAAATTTTTTTTCGTTTAGTGGCATTGTGACGGCATTCACTCCCGAATCACCTCTGGAGGATGCAATGACGGCCAGCTGTACCATCAAAGTCACTGGCGCTGTGTCATATAACGTATAGAGCTGATAGCACAAAATATGCCTATACTCAACAGTAGTGTACTCAGACAAAACGTGTTGCGGCAGGTCACGATCGACGTGCCCGAATGGGGCGGATCGGTCATTCTGCGTGAACTCACTGGAGCAGAGCGCAGCGAGTTGATGGTGGACACTATCCAACTGCAAGGAGCTTTGGCCGACAAATCAAACCTGACGCCTGACGCTGCCCGCCGAGCGCTGACGTTAGCGGCCGAAATTGTCCGGCGAACATGGATTGATGAAACTGGCGCACCAGCAGTGCAGGACGCCAAAGAACTTCTGGAAGCCCCCTGGCACATCCTGTTCCGTTTGGCGACCGAGGCGATGGTGCTGTCCAAAATGGTGCCGGGGTCGCTAGAGGCTGAAAAAAAAATCTAATTGACGACGCCGAACTGCGCCTGTGGCACACGCTGGCTCTGGAAATCGGAGGGTGCACTGTGGCCGAGCTCCAGCAACGCATGGGTGCCAGCGAGTTTGCCACATGGGCAGCTTTCTTGGCGATCCAACCATCTAGCGAGCAGCGCGCAGATTTGAGAAATGCGATGATGATGACCCTGTCAGCCAATGCATCCCGAGACCGCAAGCGCCATCCAAAACCGTTTGCGGTTAGCGAATTTATGCCCGACTGGTGGAAGCCGGAAGAAAAACCTCTGACAGGCCAGCAGGTGTTGTCAAAATTCGCAGCGCTGGTCGGAGGGGCAAATGTCGGACACCCTTAACGTACAGATTGTTGCCGATACCAGCGGGTTTGACAGCAAGATCGGTCAAAGCGCGCGTGAGCTCGACAATTTTTCCGATCAGATAAAATCCGCCGACAAATCAGCCAACAAATTCGGTTCGGTCATGGCTGGTATCGCCCAAGGCATCGGCCAAGGCATCGCCGGGATGGCGGTCTCGGCTGGTGCAGCACTGCTCCAGTTTGGAGCGGACAGCGTAAGCGCTGCCAGCGACCTTAACGAGACGCTCAGCAAGACAGACGTTTTGTTTGGCGATGTTTCCGATACGATCAAAGAGTGGTCGCAGACGACTGCGACCGCTTTTGGCCAGAGCCAGCAACAGGCACTGGACGCCGCCGCCACGTTTGCGGGTTTTGGCCGAGCGGCTGGGGTTACCGGTGACGAGCTGGTTGACTTTTCGACAAGCCTGTCTGAGTTGGCCAGCGATTTGGCGTCGTTCGGCAACACCACACCAGAACAAGCTATCGAGGCGATCGGCGCTGCTCTCCGCGGTGAGAGCGAGCCTCTCCGCGCCTACCAAGTGCTTCTGAGCGAAGCGACCATCAAGGCTAGGGCTCTGTCGATGGGGCTGGTCAATGCAGAGGTCGACGCTCTCGCGCTGTCCAGAGCAACGGAGGCGGTGGAAAAAGCTCAGCGGGCATACAACGAATCGGTCGCCAAATTTGGCGAATCGTCAATTGAAGCATCCGATGCCAGCCGGGACATGGAACAGGCTGGATTGGCCCTCGAAAAAGTGCTCGGTGGTCAGGTGGAAGAATTGACTGCCCAGCAGAGACTGCTTGCTACCCAAGCCGAAATTTTCGCTCAGACAACTGCGGCCCAAGGAGATTTTGGAAAAACCTCGGGTGGGCTGGCCAACCAACAGCGCATTTTGGATGCGCAGATGCAGAACCTGAGCACCACGATCGGCAGCATGTTTTTGCCGGCGTGGCTGGCAATCGTTACGGCGGTCAACACGTTCGTGCAGGCGACGTTGCCTCCGCTACAAAACGCCATCGAAGGGCAAATCGTCCCGGCGTTCAACGCGTTTGGTGCAGTACTGGCCAGCGTGTTTGGACCGGCCATCGCCGTGATTTCTGACGTTCTGGCCGGCTTCGGACAGGGAATCATGACCGATGCCATCGAGCCGCTCAACTTTTTCAACGGTTGGATCGGGCGCAACATGCCGAGAATTCAGCAGATTGTCAGCACCGTCCTGGGGGCAATTGCGAGTTTCTGGGAGGCTCACGGCCAGACCATCGTCGATGTTGTCGATACATACCTCGGCTGGGTGTTTAACAATTTTGAATTTATCCTCAGGACATTGCTAAATGTCGTGGAATTTGTGCTCAGCGTCCTGACGGGAGATTTTGAAAATGCAGGATTGGTTCTACGGGCCATTATCGGCGACTGGAAACTCTGGATTACGAGTGGAATCCAAGCAATCGTCGACACGGTCGTCAGCATCTGGACCGAGACGGACTGGGGAGCCGTCGGCAGCGCAATCATCCAAGGGATCGGAAACGGTATCCTGGCAATGATGAGCTGGATAACAAATCTGGCCAGCACCGTGAGCGGAGCCGTGGTGGACAGTTTCAAAAGCCTCCTGGGCATTTCGTCGCCATCCAAGGTGGCAGCCGAAGAGATCGGCATGCCGTTTGCGGAGGGTATCAGCCAGGGGATGCGCCAGGCGATGTCGGCTGTCAACCAGACGGTGTCAGGCGTTGTCGGTGACATGATGGCTTCACCCGCCCAATCCGCTATTGGCGCCGGCGCTGGGCTGGGCAATGTTACGATCAACCAGTACTTTAGTGGCAATGTCGATTCCGAAATGGTACGCCAGGCGTCTCGTTCTGGCGTCGCCAGCGGACTCAGAGCGATAGGCGCATAATGTCATATCAGATCACCACATTCGATGGAGTCACCCTCCCGACAATTATGTCCGTCGAAGACATGTCATCCGCTTCCATTCCCAGTACGATACAGGTGTCTATGGGTGCGGCATTCGACTGGCGAGGGAGCGGCAGGCAATTTCCGGTACAGCAACAAATTACAATTAGGGGCGCTTATGTGGGCGCAACCCATGCCGATTTAATTACCAAAATCAATCAGCTAAAAGGTTTAATTGGCAAACGGGCTACTCTCATTCGTGCGAATTTCAGCGATGGCACTACCCAGACGAGAATCGCTCGCTTGCTCAGCGTCAAAATCAATCAGGATGCAGAACAAAACACAGCGTTGTTCGCCGAGGTCGAGGCGGTTTTCGAGACCCCCACGGGCGGCTGGAGGGCATCGACCGCAACTACTGCAAGCAGTACAGCCTCGGGCTCAAGAAGCATTTCGATCACGATGGGCGGAAATATCGAATGTCAGGATGCAATTGTCACTGCCACTGGTAGCATAACATCACTGACTATAATCTCAGACGCCATTGGCGTCAATTTATCGTGGAGCGGGTCAGCTGCTGGATCGGGCAATCTAACGATAGATTGCGGAGCCAAAACCATTGTGCGGGGATCAGCAAATCAATACAACTCGGGATTTATAACGAGTAACCATACGGCCAGGGGTTGGCTCCCCCTGGCGATTGGAACTAACACAATTACAGTTTCAACAACTCTCACATCTACAGTAACCATAACGGCATTTGCGGTGACAGCATAATGGACTATTATGTGGAAATTTACAGGTCAGACGGAACGACTATTGTTGGCCCTGGACCGATAAGCACTGTCATTTCATGGCAACAAACTGTTCGAATCAACCGAGCAGGCAATTTTGAATTTCGCATGCTTGCCGATGATCCCCAGGCGACAAATCTGGCTCTGCTGAATACCGTCAAATGCATTGCTTTTGTTCGTGGAGGATACAACGCTTCGACAGTGTCGGTATTTACAAACAAATACATATACATAGGCGGCGGAATCATTCAAAATATTTCTACGGAAATTGATGATTCAGGGCGAGCGATACTAGTTGTCAGCGGTCAAGATTGGCTGGGAGAGCTGGCATGGGTATCTATGGACCGAAACTATTTTGATGGCAATACTACCCCACCAGCCGGGGCCATCGATTTGATTACTGCATCTAATGCAGCATTGTTCAAAATGGCGTCGCCTCAAACGGGCTGGACCGCTACAGCTGGTGGAACCGTATTCTACGATACTTTGTATGGCCGCTGGGCCTATGAAAATGTCTTGCAGGCATTGATCAAACTCTCTGAATATTCTGGAGCTTATTTTGCGCTCTCTCCCAATTTAAGTACCGCAATCACAGGAACAGGGTTTCGAACTATTCGTTGGGAAGCGAGTTTTATTGCGACGAATATACGAGCAGTTCAGGTCGATGGCAATAGCGATGTAAGACCAGACACCGTTATCATCAAAAACATAACAATGTTTTACAGCATGCCAGATTTTGTAACACGAGTAATCCCGTTTGGCGCTGGGAATGGTGACAGTAGGTTAACTATGTTGCCATCAAGCATTACGGTAAATCCGTCTTTCGATTATGTTACTGTAGCTGGTCAATATAAAGGCATCCGTCATATAGATGATGAAACCACGTTTGGGGTCCACACTCGTGTGATCCAATGGCCTGAGGTTGCTCCTGAATCAAACACAACCACGGCGATTGAAAAAGCTGCAGATCAGTTGTATTATTTGGCCCTCAACTACTTAATCAAAAATCGACAGCCCATTATCCATTACGATATAGAGCTAACCAAATCTCTGGTCACGGTGAGTGATTCAACCGAGCTGCTGCTGCGGCCCCTCCACAAAATTCGGGTTCAGTACAGGGATCCAGAGCAGGGAATCTACATAGATGACTCTCTTAACATTATCGAAGCAACCCATGTAATCAATGCAGATGGTATGCAGACAACCAAGATATTGGTTGGCACGGTAGAGACGTATCCTGCCACCGATACGGAGGCAACGGTCTCACGTCTGTCTGATGCAGACACATACAAAGTTGCCTCGCAGATGATGCCGAACACGCACACAATGACATTCTCCCGACCGGTGGGACTAACACAATCGCCGGTCACCGAAATTAGATTCCGTCTAGGATTCGATGTGGTTCAGATTTATTCCGTGTTTTTTGACTTTTTCATCAGTCCAATAATATCAACAATCAGCTCTATTACGGCGACAGCCAATGAGGTTACTGGACATACTCATACTGGTCCACTTCACAAGCATTCAATTCCCGATCATAACCATACAAGTCCAAGCCATGCACATGTCGAAACTGGCGGGACAACGCAACTTACGACGGTCACAATAAATCCTAAAACAAATTTCGAAACAAACGACACTGCGGCTTCGGTAAACTCGGGTGGCTCACACACGCATACAATAACCCCGACAGTCACTTACAACGCTTACAGGGGCGGCTCTAATTATGCCCACACGGACCTGGAATATAGACTCAACGGGTCTGGGGCAAATCCCTGGACAGCATTTGACGCTGCTGTTGTGAGCGGTGGGTCAGAGAGTATTTCCGGGAACTGGAGGAGAATAAATTTGACGAGTAGTATTCGCAACGCAAACACGCTTCGGCCAAATCAGGCGCATAACCTCATAGAAGTGCGTCGCAAATCGGCGAGCACAGAAAACACCGCTCAGCTCGAAGTCCAGATCACAATACAATCAACCGTCCAAACAATCGTATAGGAGGGTAAATGCTCACTGAACATGTCTACATCCAACAGTTTGACATCAGCGCTGGGCTCGGTGCTGACTCGTATTATTTGGGGTTTGCTCAGCAAACTTGGGCATAGGAGGAAATCATGCCATCAACAAAAACGCTAAATCAATCTCCAACAATTTCAGCAGTCGAAAATGCCGACTTGCTATGGATATGGGACTCTTCCGCATCTGAGCTCAATAAAATCAGCCGAACAAATCTGCTTACGACAACTGACGACGTCAACACGAGTTACGCCAGTCTGAATGGTCGCAGCGGAGGGCAGACGCTCATCGGCGGGACCGCAGCAAACGACGACCTGACGCTCGAAGGCACGTCCAATGCCACACGCACAACATCGTACGTCGTGCTCCAGCCTAATGGAGGCAACGTCGGCATTGGGACGTCTAGTCCTTCTTCAAAACTTCATGTTTTTAATTCAACAGCAGCTACAAATGTTATTGTCACAATTCAAAATTCATTGTCAACACACCAAGCAGAATTACGATTAGTAACTGCAACATCAAGTGCTAACTGGATCATGTATATTCCTGGATCTAGTTCTGATTTAAGATTGTTCAATGGAAATGATAAAGTAGTTTTTCTGGCTAACGGCAACGTCGGCATTGGGGAGACGAGCCCATCCAAAAAATTGCAAGTTGCCGGCACGATACTCATCGACGGCGATGAAGGTGGCTTCGCTGGAGCTATTGGGCTCACGAATGTAAACGACGCTACGCTCAGCTCAGGGAATGGGACGGTAAAGTTGAAAGGGACGACGACCCGCGATAATGCAGGATTCCTCAAAATGTACGTTGGGACAACGACTGTCTGGGTCCCATACTGGACAAGCATTTCATAATGGACATCAAACGCAATCCCCAAATTGGTTCAACTGACTGGCTGCTGCGCATGGACGACGGCAACGCATTATCATTTTCAACAGAGCGGGAGGCTCAACGAGCAATGGCTACAATCGAAGCAAGCGAGAAACCGATCGAAATCGAACTGGCGGCAAAAATCACTGGTGAAATTTTGCCTGGTATGCGCAAACTGTTTTCGGAGATGTCCGCCATGCAGGTGGACTGGCAGGACAATGGCATGGGCGACATCATTGCTCAGGCAGCGGCCAGCCAGCAACCGGTAGCGGGATTTGCGCCGGAGGTGTGGGCGCAGTGGGGAGCGACGTTTGCCGCTTGGCAGGTGTGGATGGAAACGGGGAATGCAGCACTGTCCGGTGAAACGCCCCGCTCCGTGCTGATGCGGCGCTATGTTGCGCAGGTGCCGTCGTGACCGTACCGGCTGACGTGATGGTCCGGTTGATAGAGCTGGAGCGTCTGTCCGCAGAGGCTGCCCAGCGGCGGGATGATGCAATCCAACTGGTGCTGCTCATGCTGGGCGCAGCGGCCGGCTCTCGGATTGCGCTCCAACCGGACGGTACGGGCCAGGTCCAGCCACCATCATGACCTACACGCTGCACCGTCTCAACGATGTCGTGCTGCGGATCGAGGCCCGCGCTCGACTTGACTGGCAGCAGTGGTTTCTGGCCGCATCGGATGTCCACCTGGACAATCCGCATTGCGACCGGGGGCTCCTGCGTGCGCATCTCGACGAGGCGGTGCAGCGTGACGCTGGCATCCTGCTGCTGGGCGACACGCTCGACCTGATGCAAGGTCGTGATGACCCGCGGCGAGACGGCAGCTCGATGAAGCCTCAGTACCTGCTCGATTACGTGGATTCGGTTCTGGAGGATGCAGCCAAGTTTTTCACCCCCTACCGAGACCGCATCGTGATGATCAGCGAGGGCAACCACGAGTCAGCGGTTCGCAAGCGGCTCGGCACCAACCCAACCAAGCGGCTGGCGGATGCGCTTGGTGTTCAGTGCATGCCGTATTCCGGCTGGCTGATGTTCCGGCTCACGCGTGACGAGGGGCGGCGTGGCACGCACAATACCATCCGCTGCTACTACCACCACGGCTCAGGTGGCGGTGGGCCTGTCACTCGTGGCGTCATCCAGACCAACCGGCGGTCTGCGATGGTGGATGGCGCACACATCCTGCTCAGCGGGCACATCCACGAGTCGTGGACGGTCTGGACCCCTCGGGCAGCAGTCAACAGCCAAGGCACGCCGCACATTATCGACCAGCTGCACGTGTCGACCGGCACATACAAAAACGAGTATCAGGGCGGCGAGGGGTATCACGTCGAAAAAGAGCGGCCGCCCAAAGCTCTGGGCGGCACCTGGGTGCGTCTGTGGTTTGACGGACGAGCGCACGGCAGCATCCGCTACGAGGCGACACGGGCCTGACATCTGACGGGGGACGCAGATTGACTTGCCTCGTCAGTGCTGGGCGGTCATCCCCAGCAGACGCCTCGGGGGAGGCGTTTCGGCTGTGTTATGCGGACACCTCCTTCCTCCAGTAGATGCGGTCGATGAATCCATCGTCCAGAGCCGAACCTTCTTCGTGGTGCTTGACCCACGAGGGATCAGACTCCAAAATTGATTCGATGATTGCGCTCACTGGCTGCCAGCTGGTGGCGTGATATACCACCGCTGACTTGCCCTGAGCGGCTGCCCAGCTGGTCATATGGGTTACCAGCGCTTTGGCCCAGTCGTCTGACGTGTAGCGCCCGGTTACCACGTCATACGGCTCAAAAAAGTTCACGGTGCCCGTTGCGGGCGGGCAAAACGCATGAACTTGCCCCCCGCCAGCCATGTGGCGGGAGTTGCTGCCACGAACTACTACATGCCATTTTGTGTTTGCGTTCATTGCGTTCTCCTGTGTCAGGCTGTTGCAGGGGTCAGTAGCCGAGCCGGGTCAAGTACTCGTCGAGCGCTTTGATCCAGAGCTGAGTGATTGTGTAGCCCGACTGATTCTGGGCATTCTTCAGACGCACAGTCAGCTCGTCTGGGATCCGGATGTTTTTTTGAGTTGCCGCGCGCTTCGGTTTGTTCTCCATTTTTTCCCCTTCAGCCATTGGTGTTGGCCAGTATTGTGCCGGTCAGATTTGCACCGGTCTGGATTGCATAGGTTAGGTCGGCACCGGTCAGATTTGCATAGGTCAGGTCGGCACCGGACAGGTTTGCGCCGGTCAGCTTGGCATAAGTTAGGCTTGCACTGACCATTTGGGCCCCCGCCAGGTTTGCACGGGTCATGTTTGCGCCAGGTAGTCTGGCGCTGATCAGATTTGCACTGCTCAGCTTGGCCCCGGCCAAGTCGGCAAAGCCTACGCTGGCGTTGGCCAAGTTGGCACCGGTCAGGTCAGCCATACGCAGATTAGCATACGTCAGGTTTGCTTTGGTCAGGTCGGCGCCGGCCAGATTAGCCCCGGGCAATTCGGCCCCACCAAGGGCGGCGTTGGTCAGGTTGGCACCGGCCAGGCTAGACACCTCCAAGTCGGCACCGGCCAGGTCTGCACCGGTCAGATTGGCCCCGGTCAGGTTGACTTGGCGCAGGTAGGCGTTGGTCAGGTTTGCGCCGGTCAGGGTGGCCCCAGACATATTGGCGTTGGGCGAGTCGACCCAGCTCAAATTTGCGCCGGTCAGGTTTGCGCCGGTCAGATTGGTCATGCGCATTTTTGCATTGGGCAGCCCGGCATTGGTCAGGTTTGCACTGGTCAGGTCTGCATCAGTCAGCGTGGCGTCGACCAGCTTGGCGTCGACCAGATTCGCATTTCGCAGACTGGCTCCGGTCAGGTCGGCATTGACCAGGCTGGCTCCCTGGAGGATGGCCTGGTCGAAGAGCGCTCCCTGCATGCAGCACTCACCCAGGCTTGCACCGGTCAGGTCTGCACCAGTCAGGTTTGCGCCAGGCATGATGGCCCCACCAAGGGTGGCGTTGGTTAGGTTGGCTTTGGACAGGTTTGCACCGGTCAGGTTTGTGCCAGTCAAGTTGACACCGACCAGATTTGCACCGGCTAGATTTGCGCCGGCTAAGTTTTTTTTGGCCAGGTTTGCCCCGGCCAGTTTTGAGACATCAATAATCATTTTGCACCTCGGGTCGTTTCCGCAGGGTCTCTCGATAATCGATTCCCTGCACAAGGCGAACGCTGCGGTCCTCCTCAAAGGCGTCCCCCTGGGAGTACCAGATCCACCGTGGGCCGGCCTTGACGTAGGTGGGCTCCTGCTTGTACCAGCAGGCGCTCATGTAGTCTGCTGCCCACCATTTCGCCCAGGACGGGGCATCTGACCAGTCGGGTTGGATGTTCTCTGTCACGGTCTCCTCCTCAAAGTCTGGGAACAGTCGATGCAATCAACGTTTGACAACGCACTATCTTCCTGCCCCCTCCCCCGAGGGGACACCCAAATCCCTGAATTGTATTTGGGTTCGTTTTCGTACCAATCCGCCCAGATCGCATAATCCCCGGCCGGGAAGCGATCACAGTTTACCGCCCACCACTGGGCCCACGGCGGGGCATCTGACCAGTCGGGCCCCGGGATGTCGTGCTCAGCCATTGTGTCTCCTCCCTGTCTCCCCTCTGCATTCTCCGGGCTTGGGACCGGCACCCAGCTCGTACTGGGATGGCTGCATTAGAGTGGGGGCCGCAGCCCCCTGGCACCTCCTACTTGTAGCCCATCATTCGACGGGCGGCGATTCCCATGTTGCCGGGACCAATCAGGTCCCGGACCTCCACAACCCCGCTTTTGTACATCACCCGGCACACCTGCGTGCCAGCCGGGCGGGTTCGGGATTGATTCGCCCAGGTTTGGATCTCACGCCAGACATCCGGCGTGATTGACGTTGGGTGCAAGTCGTACTGTACTTCCGTGACATCCCGCCAGTTCCCCGGTTCCCCGAGGAACAGATTCCCGCCGTTGTCTTCGATAATTGTCAGGTCCATTGTGTTCCTCCTATTTTTTAGCAGCGAAGCCCAATGCAGCCTACCGGCTGACCATTTGCATCTCTCAGCAACGCACCTGGGGCGTAAACATCGAATCGGGAGCCCTGGAGCGCGTCCAGAACCATTCCCGACACGATATAGTTGCGCCCCGGGCTTGGATCCGGCAGGCCAGTCACGCTGCCAAAAACATTCGTGACAACCTCGAATCCAAACTCCCGCTCGACCGGGATTGATTCTGAGCTGACCCTGGCATGCTGACCCGAGGGCGGTATGCTCAACACCAAACAATATCTAGTTTTGTCGGCAGCAATTATAATGTCTTCAGGCGGCTCTGCCGCTGCCCAAAACTTGGTTGTGTACACGTTGATTCTGTGTTGCGTCAAATTGATAAACATCATGCACCTCCCTGTCTCCCCTCTGCATTTTCCGGCTTGGGACGGGCGCCTGACGTTTGTCAGGTCGGCTGCATTAGAGTGGGGGCCGTAGCCCCCGGGTGGGTCACCGTGGGATATCCCGCACGGTGTGCGGATGGTACCACACGCCGCTCGGACTCTGGCGGTAGTGCGGCCGTCGCCATCCGCCATCCTCGTCCCAGAGCAAAACTTCATTTCGCCAGTACTCTGGAGCGCGATCATCCTCCCCCTGGCCGTAGACGACCTGGTTCCAGCCGTACGGCTGGGTCCCGACGGGGATGGCCAGCCAGTCGTAGCCGTGGCCTCCTTTGAACCGTCTGTCGTAGATGCAGACGGACCAGAAATAGTATCCCTCTGGCACCGAGGCGACGGCATCGCCCCAGCCCCATTTTTTAATCTGTGCGACGGCCTCCTCGTAGTTGAATACTTTTGCGCCCATTGTGTTCCCCCTGTACGTTTGTTGTGACCTGCCACATCAGTACCGGGCGGTCATCCCCGGCAGACGCCCCGAGGGGCGTTTCGGCTGTGTTATGCGGACACCTCCTTCCCGAACACTTTTTCGATGATTTGCATCTTTTTCTCCGTGCTCATCTTGTTGAACTGTTTTTCCGTCACGACCCCCTGGGGGTCGACGTATTCGACCCAGGCCTCGTAGCTCTTAACCTGCTGTTCTGTGTTGCTGTTTTTGCTGCGCATTGTTTGTTCTCCTTGCGTTCTCCCCTCTGCATTCTCCGGCTTGGGACGGTCGCCCGGCTCATGCCAGGTCGGCTGCATTAGAGAGGGGCCGTAGCCCCCCAGCGCTAAAAATCGTTGTTCTCGTCGTCGCTTACCCACGACCCGCTGGCGTCGTACCCGCCACCCGCTCGGGTGTGCGTGTACTGCTTGCGGTACCCGCTCTGGGCGGCACCCTTGCTGCTGCCCAAGTTCACTTCTTCGGCGACCCGGCGCTTGATGACGCCCAGGTCGAGGTACTTCTGGACCGTCTGCTCGTTGACGATCCAGACTTTGCGCTCGGCGTCCCACTTGCCATCAAGCTTGCGCTTGATGAACTCTTTGATTGGAAACGTGTTCCCGGTCAGGACGTTACCGTTAATCCGACAATCGTATTTGCGTTCGAGCACCACTTCCATTTTTCTGCTCCTGTGCGTGTGCGGGGCCGCCCCGCTTGCTTGACTGATATACATAGTATAGCAAACTCGGGGCATGATGTCAATCTGTCGAACCTTAAATTTTCGAGCGATTCGCCAGCATTCGCCGGGCGTCGTGCTCGGTGTAGTACGAGCCGTCGGCGTCCACCAGAACCCAGCCGTCGGTGGGGTGATACTCGATCGTGTGGCCGGGGAGGTGCTGGCTCAGGGCTCGCACCCTGTGGGGCGGGTTGAGCAGGACCTGCCGAGCGAAGACGGCACCGACGCTCAGCACCACGACACCAGCCACGATCACGACGGCGACCAGAGCGTAGGTCAGGGCCAGCCTGGCGGTGGATGCACCCTCGGATGCAATCCACATGCGCGCTTCGGCGTCGATGCGGGCCCGCTCGGTCAACGCCGTCTCCCGGAGCTGGGTGCGCTCGGTGCGGCCCGCCTCGATCATCTCGACGACGCTGGCGGCCGACGGCAGCATGATGATGGCGATACAGACGATGACTGCCAGCAAAATGACTTTGGTCATTTGCGCCTCCGTGCCCGCTGGGGAGCAGGGAACAGTATCCGCCTCAGCCATCGCCCGACATCCGGCATGTCGCCTGGCGGGCACTTGACGATCACGATGATTGCGCCGATGGGGGCCAGCACAACCAGCGTCCATGCCATTGCGCTGCCGGGACCCTCACCCAGCAGGGCGGTGGGAATGCCTGTCAGCTCGTCGTATCTGGCCGCCGCCAGACATACCCCCGAGATTGTTGCCATCAATCCTGCGTATCCGATCCACGTCATTTTGCTCCCCTCTCCTACTACCCTCTCCTACCCTGATGTGTGCCAGTTTCTAGTCCCACCTCTGGACTAGGTTAGTTAGTCAGTTGACTGACTGATAGTCTCAGTCATAGTCAGTCAGCCGACTAGACATTTTGACCGCAATATCGGGTCAGGTGGCTCAGCGCTGCCGCCTGATCCGTGACGTTCAAAACCGTTGCCCGCCCCTCCGTGCGCCAGATGCCGCTCTCGGTCACCAGCTGGTGTGCAGCTCGCCAGCGTCCCTGTGGCCAGCCATGCTCGCTCCCCATAAAGTCCTTGGCAAACCGCTGCCCCGTGGTTGCCAACTTGACCAGCATGCGCGCGTCCTCGTAGACGTTGTCGCCTGCAAATTCTTCCGCCGGCCGCTCCGGCGCAACGTAGCTGGGTGTCGCCGATTGGTGCGCACGGTGCAACAGCATCGTCGCTTTCTGCTCAGCCTCCTGCGCCCGGGCGAGCTGCGCCGCCAATTGCGCAATTTGAGTCTCAGCCTCTTCCAACTCGGCTTCCGCCTGCTCGGCAATCTCACGCAGGTGCATCATCTCCCCGGCCTGCTCTCGCTCGTCGAGCGAGGTGCGCCACATCATCAGCAGGCCAAACGAGATGCCGCCGAGCGTGACGGCCAGCACCAACCAGATCAGGATGTCGCCGGGCCAGGGCGATGCAACGATGTGCAACAGGTGCCCCAAGATTTGCGCAGCAACACGCACGCAGATGACGCCCACGGTGACCCCGATCCACATGCCGAAATTATCCTGCCATGTGGCCGTGACCTGCGCACGCGTTGGCACCGACCGCGGGGGGGCGGGCGGTGCAACGGCCGGGATAAAGTTACTCGCCAAACGGCACCGTCCAGATTGCGACAACCATTGCAACTGCGGTCACGGTGCCGACGACCGCTGCAATCCACTCCAGTGCATCGATCATGCTGCCTCCTGTGCACGACGCACCCAGCTGCGCACGGTTGACGGATTTGCACCGAGCGCATCGACAATCTGCGCAACGCTCATGCCCTCTGCGTGCATCTGCAACGCATGCGTGCGCACGTCGATGGTCGGCGGTGCAACATCGACCGGCTCAGCAACCTGCACCGGCTGCACGCGTGCACGTGTGCGCTGCACAGGTTCATCGTGCGCAACCGGCTCAGCCGGCGGGGCGGATAGCGCTGCAACCGGCTCTTGCGTCGACTCGTGCGTCGGCTCGTGCGCTGCATCCACAATCAGGTGGCTGTAGAGTGCAATCGCAAAAGGCAACGCAACGCTGATGAGCCAGGCCGGCGCCGCATCGATGGTAAGCAGATTTACATCGTGCAGAGCGTAGTAGGCCAGATTGATGCAGATGCTGGCCACGGCGAATACGTAACTCTCGATGTTCCGCCGCTGCACGACAAACAGCAACACTGCCAGCTCCAGCGCAATTGCATAACTGTAGCTGTGCAGCGTTGCGCCCAGTCCTTCCCCGCCGACGGCCAGGCGGAACACGTCCGCTGCGTGCGGCAGCTGCGCAACCAGTGCGATCACCAGCACTGCCAGCGTTGCAACGGGGGAGCGCAGAAACGAGATTGCGCGAGTGCCAGGATTATGCACGCTCGCCTCCCTTAGTCTCAAGTGCGGCGAGCACCTGGGAGAACAGTTGCACCATCTCCGTGCGCAACTGACGCACCTCGGCCAGTGCATCCGACGCTGGCGGGTTGGCCTGTTGCATGTCAAACTGCCGTTGCAGGTTCAACATATGCATTTTGTACCAATCCGCCTCAGCTTTCATTTCTTTCAATTGTCTGTTCAGCTCTGCGATGTGTTCGTCAGTCATTTCCGTGCTCCCGTGTGTTGTACATGCGCCATAGTTTTACAAAATTTGCCCGCAACGCATCGATGGTGCGCTGCGCCTGTACGAGCTCGATGCGTGTGCGCTCGGCTCGTGCCCGCTCCACCTCCGTGCGTTGCGTCTGCGCCTGCACCTGAGCGTGAAGCATGCTGTTTTCGTCCACCGCATTTTGGTTGCTCGCGCGCAACACATTGATGCGTGCGTTCAGGCGTTCGATCTCTGCACGCAGCGCCTCAACTGGTTGCACGGCCAGGCTCGGGCTGAGCGCAGGTGCATTGTGCAGTGCATCAATCTCGCTGCGCACGATTTCTCGTATCGCGTTCAACATTTCGTCCGTCATGCATTCCTCTCAATCGGTTAAAGTGACGGCTTCCCGGGAGTATGTGCGCAACACCTCCCGGGCATTGACTCGGCTCTACTGTCGGCACAAGAGTATGCCGTGCGCACTAACTGTGCCGAGCGCCAGATGATTGTTATGGTACAGGTACGGTCGACATCATGCCGGCGAGCGCCAGGACGATGATGACGATTGTGCTGGCGATCAGCGAAAAGCAGCTGAATTTATCCACGGCGCACCCCCTCGTATCGCTCCCGGCTGTGGCATGCGCAGGTTGCATCGTTGCAAATGTGCAACGTGTGGCGCACGTCGCTGTTGCAGCAGCACGGTTGCGATCGTGGGCACTCGCTGCGGCACCGCTCGCTGTCACGGCGAGTTGGCTCCGGCATGATAATCGCCTTCATACGCCCCTCCGTGTCGGGGGCTTGATTCCTGAGCCGCCCATTACAGACCCCCTTCCGCCATCATGCCGACGGCCAGCAGTCCAACGACCCCGACGATGCCCAGAATAATCATCACGTAGAACAAACCCGAATAGCCGTTACCCTCGTCCATGTTGCCCTCCTATTTGTTGGCGGTGATCCGCACCGTTCCAGCGCGGTAAGTTTCTTTGCGAAAATTGACAAACCGTTCTGCCAAAGCAGGGTCATCTCGGTACAGGATGTCCAGCGCTTTGGTGTCCCATGACACGGTGGGCGTCGGCTCGGTGACCGTGACCCGGCCGGCCGCTGTTGCCAGCGACGCCACCCCGATCCGTTCCATCGCCGCAACGATGGCGGTTTTGAGCTCGTCTTGCTCTGCGCCCAGGCGCTTGATTTCAGCGGCCAGGGACAGGTATCTCGCGATATGCTGCTCGACAGTTGTTTCGGCTGTCGGTTCAACTGTCTCCTCGGTCGTAGCGTGTTCCATGCGTGCCCAGGCTTCCAACGCGGGTTTGAGGTTTTCGTAAATCTCCATGCATCTCTCCTGCGCGTGTACCATGCGCGCCCCGGTGTGGGTGGTTAGTGCGACAGCTCGGTAGCTGTCGCCATGTCGATGTTGGCCGCAGCGAGTTTGGCCATTTGCTCAGCGTGGAATGCACTGAGCGCTTGGATTTTGTTCCCGGCGGTTAACTTGCCGAACCGGGTGGTGACCAGCCGCTGGAACGATGATCGAGCGGTTTCGATGTCCGTTGACGCACCGATATTGACAGCCCACTCGTATGCGTCTCGGGGTCCCTCCCAAAACGACACCTCGGCTGGCACATCGGACATGTCGACAGGCTCAGCCGGGGCAGAGGCTGGTGCAGAGGCTGGTGCAGAGGTTGGTGCAGAGGTTGGTGCAGAGGTTGGTGCCGATGCCAGCGGCTTGGTGGCGGCTGGCAGCTCGATGACGTTGCCTTCGCCATCGACCACGGCCCCCAGCTCCTCGGGCACGTAGACGGCGTTGCCCGAGAACAAATCCGGGCAGTACCAGCGGGCAGCGTTGCTGTTTGCCCGAGCAAACAGCATGTTGCGGGGGAACGCTTGCATGTTTTTCGTGCCCGCTGCTCGGGCGTCGGCAGCGGTAAAACGAGATTTTCCGATCAATTCGAGCTTGCCGTTGATGCGCTCAAAAATCTCAATCTCGCACGCCTCGTTGGAGAGCTCCAGCACCCGGTAGTCGTATTTTGGGGACGCTTTGATCGCCGCGGCGATCAGGTTTGCGCTTATCGCCGGCCGGCCGTTGATGATATGAATCCCCTGCACCGCAGCGAACGGGCCGATGCCCAGCTCACGGCCGGCCATAATTTTTGTGGCCACCTGGGCGATGGCCTGCTCGCTTATCCCCTTGGCGTCGAAATAACCCGACGCCGCCAGCAAACGTGCGATCCCCGTGAGTTCGGCCAGGTCGTTCTGGCGGGGCATGATGTCGTTCATTGTGCCTCCCTTTGGATTACATAGGCCGCAGCCCGATTGTCCTTCGAAAATGCAGCCCGGTCAGCGGCCCGAGCCGTCATCCGCCACCCCCTGGACTGGCGGAGGCGAACCGCCATGTCCAGGGCCGTCATGCACTGGTCAAGGTTGCCGGACAGTACTGGGTACTGCCGATCTCCCTCGACCAGCCATAGAGTGCATTTCACTGCCCCGCCTCCTCTGCGGCGTACCACTCCCGCCGCAGGATTTCCCGGGCCCGCTTGGCCTCCTGCCGGTACCCCTGCTGTTGAGCAGCGGTGCGGCAGTACTGCATGCTGTCGCCCTGGCCGTACAGGGCCGCCCCGATCTCCTCGTCGGAGATGTGGGCCACAAAATTTTTGCTGGCTGCGTTTTCGGCGATTTTCCGCAGCCGTTCGACGGAATTCACAGCCACTCCGACGGGGGGAACCCGTTGAATGCGATGGGCATGCCGTCGCCGATCTCCGTCTCAAACTCCCATTCGGGGAGGTTGAGTTCCTCGGCTGTCAGGACGATGAGCTCGATCGGCTCGTCGTCCCATTTGCACAATTCAATGTTTTCAAATACAATATCTTTCATATCTTTGCTCATGACATTTCTCCTTTTGCGGCGCCCGGTTTCCCCCCGGGCGCTGCTATTTTTACCGGCGAAACAGTTTGGATTCCCGCTCGTCCCAGCGAGCCGTCTCTTGGCGGAGGTACTCAGCCTCCGCCGTGGTTGTCTGCCCACGGCTGATCACCTGCTCAGCCGCAGACGCGTAGGTGCGGTACCATCCCTCGCCGATTGTGGCCTCAACGTCGGCCACCAGGTTTTCCTTGCGCTTGTTGTCCATCAAAACCTCCTGTGTTTGCGTGACCTGCCACATCAGTGCTGGGTGGTCATCCCCAGCAGACGCCTCGGGGGAGGCGTTTCGGCTAGATTCCTCGGAGGCCGATGCACCCCCTTGGCTGTCCGTCCGGGCCCCGCAGCAATTCGCCCGGGGCGTAGACGTCATGGCGGTCTGGCTGTTTCTTGCCCACCGCATCGAGCACCATGCCCGACACGATGTACACGACCCCGTCTTTGGACTCGGGGAGGCCTGTGACCTCCCCGAATACGGTCCGCACGGTCGGGAACCCGTACTCCGCCGACAGGGCGGATGCCTTCGGGGATGTCGTTGCCGACACCCGAGCAATAGAGCCCGAGGGCTCAACCTCCACAGATGACTCGGCAGCGTCTGCCGAGGCGAAAATAACGATCCGGTGGGGGGTCAAATTGACGAGCTTGATATGCTCGCCATTGCTTTCCCTTTCCCACCACATCATCAAACTGCTTGCGTCCATTACGTTCCTCCTGTAGTTGCGTGACCTGCCTCGTCAGTGCTGGGCGGTCAGTCCCAGCAGACGCCATCTGGGGATGGCGTTTCGGCTGTTGGTTAGGACATATTCCACAGCTCGCATTGGAGCCCTTTGCGTTCCCACGCCACCAATGCTTCGATGGCTTCGGCGTAGCGCATGTACGCTCCACCGATAAACCACTCGTTGCTTGTGGATTTGACCATTACTTGGTAGGTATACATCTCATGCCTCCTGTTTGATTGTGGGGGCTTGCGCCCCCGCTTGCCGTCGACTGATATACATAGTATAGCGCACATTGAGCATGGTGTCAACCCGTCTAACCTTAAATTTTTGAGCGATTCGCCAGCTCTGGTACACTGTCTGTGTACAGGATATGATTGACGGGGCTGACCTGCCGGCGGGTCAGCCCCGTCGTGCATCTACTCCTGCACGAAATAGAGGTCTGACTTGGCCCGGGTCAGGCCAACGTACCGCAGATTCTGCTCCTGCTCAGCCTGCCAGGCCCGCATCCCCGGCCGCCCCAGCGACATCTTGTCGGGCTCCAACACGAACACCCGGTCTGCTTCCAGCCCTTTGGCCCGGTGGATGCTGGACAGCCACACGCTGGCCCCCGCATCGGCGAACAGGGCGGTCAAACCGCTCTTGATGTCCGCCAGCGACTGGATGTTTGGTTGGCCCTCCAGAAACGCCTGGAGGCATGCGATGCTGTCGTCCAGCGTCTGGATGGCCGTCTCCGAGTGTGGCTTCTGGGCCAGCTCTGCCCGTCTGTTCTCCCCGTAGCGCTCCATCCGCTGCGTAAACCCGGTGCGCCAGGGCTGGTCCTGCCCAAGCTTGAGCTTGTCGATGCTGACGGCCAACTTGGCCAGGCTGTCGCCCACGTTGCGCCCACGGATTCGGGCCTGGATGCCAGCGCCGATCAGCCGCAGGGCAGCGCCCACCAGCGGGGCGTTGCGCCGGCAGATGATCAGGTCCCCGGCGTGGGGCATGCTGGAGAATTCCTCTTTCGTGACTTTCAGGACCCGGCCTTCCGGGGCGTCCTTCCGGGCCTCGATGTGGGGCACGATACCCTGGGCCAGACGCAGGTGGCTGGTCGGGCACCGGTAGCAAACCGACAGTGGCAACTCCACCGCACCGGTCCGCTCGACCAGATTTGCGAATGCCCGGTTGTCGGCACCCGCAAAACCCTGAATTGCCTGCGCCGGATCTCCGACGGCGATGATGCGCTCGCCGGCGGCGATTACCAGTGCGAGCTGCGCAGCGCTCAGGTCCTGCGCCTCGTCCACCAGGACGGTGCCAAACCGCTGGGGGGCGATTCGCAGAGCGTACGGCAGGTAGAGCATGTCCGTGAAATCGATTTTGCCACTGCTGCGGAACTCTTGGATCCCCTCCGAGACGACCCGGGTCGACAAGGACACAACCCGGTCGTACACCTGCCCATACGACCACGGGCCGTCCGGGTCAATTTCGCTGAGCTCCTCGACCGCCTCAGCAATCTGCGCCGAGATGGCGTGATGGGAGATGAGCTCCCCGACGCTGTCTGAATCGTTCAGGCTGGTCAGCGTCAACCGGGCCAGGTCGACCAGGCGGCTGACCGAGCGCTTGAACGCTGCACTTCGCCCGACCATTGTGCGGTTCAGGAGCGCATCGATGATGTCGGCGTGCTTGTACTCCGCCATGTTCAGGCGTCGGGTCTGGCGGCGCAGCGCCTGATACCCGAGCGAGTGGATTGTCATCGCCCGGACGTTGCTGGGCAGGCGGCGCTCCAGCTCGCCGACGATATGCTTGTTGAATGCCAGGAAGGCCACATCGCCTTCCAGAAGCCGAGCGGCTTCGACGATTGTGGTCGTCTTGCCACTGCCAGCCACGGCGTTGATGGCCAGGTTGTCGCTCGTGTTTGCGACGGCGTTGAAAATGGCGTTTTGGTAGGTTGACCAGTTCATGTTGCTCTCCTGTGTGACTTGCCTCGTCAGTGCCAGATAGTCAGCTCTGGCAGACACCTCGGGGGAGGCGTTTCGGCTCAGGATGATTATGCCAGCTCAATCCAGGCCTTGGCCTGCAAATTGCTGCCTTTGACATTGAAAACGACCGTCGTCTTGTTTGGCGCCGGCGCCGGCACCAACGACGGGCATAACTCTGCACTCTTTTTCCAGCAGAGCAGCTGAGACCGCGCTTCCCGAATGCTTGTGGCGAAGACGAGGTTTCCAACATTTTCTGATCCATCCGGCTGGGTGAAACTGGTTACGACTTTGTGCGTGTAGCGGTTCATGTTCCGTGCTCCTGTGTGGTTGGGGCTATTCGCCCGTGACTGTCTTGACTGATATACATAGTATATCACTCTGGGGGTGTAATGCCAAATTTGATGGGCGCTCGATCAATAAAAACACCCGGGCTGGGGACCCGGGTGCAGTGTTGGCGGTGGACGGCTCAGGCTGTTCGCACCTCCCCTCGGTACGGCTCGCGGGTGGCGGGGATGATCCATTCATCTTCCCAG